CGGCAGGGATAAACATCGCAGCCTGACGACCCATGGTGGGATCGTAGTAGATCTTCTTGAATGCTGCGCCTGCAAGACCCAAGGAGTACAGAAGGCGTTCATGCTCAGGACGATACTCCGGCATTCCCTCTGTCAATCTATAGTTCATGTCCTCTCGGACGCGCTCCGCAGCCTCCTCTTTAAGTTTATCAATTGCTCCGATGATTTCCGTTTTGACCGGGCCTTGAGCAGGGAACGTTTCAATAATAGTCTCACTCTGGAACCGTACAGCGGCCTCGGTGAGGACAGTGGAAAATACGCCACAAGCTCCAAGCCAAGGCTCCGTTCTCTCTTCATATTTCATCCCCAAAACATCTAGACCCTTGACGTACATCTCCACCCAATCTTTGCGGGAGTTGATGTCCTGATCCACTAAACCAATCAGATCGCTTGCAATTTTTTGAAGTTCGCCCTCGTCAATGTATTCGGCTAGGTTGTCGTCGAAGCCTTCTTCATCATCTTCCGGCATAAGGTCAATTTCAACGCCATCCATGTCAATCTTGACACCCTCGGGGTTGACAATCTCAATCTCAACTGCGGGCGAGTCATCAAGCTCTAGGTCGTTTAAACCCATTGGGGCTTGGCTCAGGGATTGTTCGATGCTCATAGTGTTCCTTAGTAGTACTCTACTTTTCTGCGATGGTAAATAGGCTCATCTTCTTCGTCTGTAGCAATCGAGATAAAGCCTCCAAGTCGAAAGCGCATCAGTGCCTGACTGCTTGAGTCCACAAGGTCGTCATGATCGCCATTTGGGAAGGAGGCCAATTCATCCATGACTTCTTCTGCCCAACGGGTTTCAGGACACCAAACCATGCCGGAGGCAAACAGGTCTGATATAGCGTTTACACGCGATATCTTATCGTTTCCTTTGCCCGGCGTATACTCCGACATCGGAATTCCCATCTTACGCATCTCATAAATCAACGGTGCACCTGCGGCTCGCTTCTCCACAATCAATGTGTCGGGTTCATACTCTTTGTATAACTCCAAAGCCTTGGCCTTTAACTCCGGAAACTCCATGCGCTCTTTAAACGCATCCAACAGGATGATGTTGGCCTTCAAGTTGCCGTTTTTATCGGGGTGTTGGAAGATGCCCCATGTAGTGCAGGCCGAATAATCTGCGCGGTTGTTCTTCTCAAACGCAGTATCCCAAGATTGGATGATGTATTCGACAGTCGGCGGGCGGTCATCCTCCCAAATCTGCCACTGATCACGTTTAATGATCGCGCCTTCTTCAGATGTGGGGTTCTGTTGGTACTGAGCCTCCCATTTAGAGACGGGCAACTCAGATTTCAGGGCTTCTAGAGCCGTTTTAGACCAAAAACCGGGCCACAGAGGGTTCCCGTTGGGCATAATTGCCGGAAAATCAATGATTTCCCACTGATCTACGCCCTCTTTGCCTGCGTTTTTGAGGATCTGACCGGTTAAATCCCGTTTAGACCACCTAGTCATCACAATAATAATGGCTCCACCCGGCTGAAGACGCTGCCGAGGGCCGGATGTGAACCACTCATAGACGTTATCAAACACTGCGGGGTTAGCCTGCTTGGCTTCCTGCTCCGAATGTGGGTCGTCAATGATTAAGAGATCTGCGCCCTTACCTGTAACAGCGCCGCCAACACCGATAGCAAAGTAATCGCCACCCATGTGAGTGTTCCAACGACCTGCGGCCTTTGAATCACTTGATAACTTCGTCTGAAAAACCTTCTGATAGGGTTCTGATGAAACAAGATTCCTAACCTTCCTTCCAAAGCCCGTGGCAAGTTCTGCGGTGTGGGCAGTCTGAATGATCTTCTTATGGGGAAACTTACCCAAGAACCATGCCGGCAACAAGAAGGATGCAAACTCAGACTTGGTATGCCGGGGCGGCATGTTGATGATCAACCGCTTAAGCTCCCCCTTGGCTACACGCTCAAAAGCATCTGCCATTATTTTATGATGACTGCCCGATATAAAGATGGGCCACATCTGCGTCACAAAGTACAAGAAGGACTCCTTGGACTTTTCGACCTTGTCCATTTCTAGGAGCAGGCTGATCTTTGTACGGGTAGCTGCGTCGATGGCCTTGTTGTTTAAAGCATCAAGATACGCAGACATCTCATCATGAGATAACAAACTCATAGACTAGCCACCGCTTGCGCAGATCTATCGACCAAACGAATGGCATGGAACTTATAGGGTCTAGTTGTCAAATGACCATCCTGCTTTAAACGATGCACAATTCTATGGATGTTAGATTTAGATTTCAAGCCTATACCACGGGCAATAACTTCATAGGACGGCGGTACTCCGTGCAACCTAACGTATGCACGGATGAACTCTAGTACTAACTTTCTGCGCTCAGTCATATATGGGGAAGCACTGCTGCATGTAGTGACTAGCTACAAGATTCGGTCGTCAACCACAATGCACCCCCATATAAGCCCTAGGGATTCCACCTAGGCCCACTTCGCTTTAACGTCTGCGTGTCCAAGACGATGTGAGTTTAAACGATAATACGAACGTTCGCAACTGTTTAAACGAAAATATATATACCCCCGGGGGTCGGGGTTTTGGATTTGAAGGGGGGGTGTTTCCTGTGGGTATGGATGAGTGGATTAGAGCGTATAGCGCGGACGGGGTGTCATCACGCACAAGTGGGGGTCGGGCACGGGTGGGTGTCGCCACGTCACGCATCACCCGCCACACGCACCGCATCGTTTACACGCTCTGCGTTTACACGCATCGATGTGATCTGCACGTCCTCCACTGATGACAGTTGTCCCTTGAGAAGCTTCAGATGCCCTGCAAGTTCACGCTTCAATTGGTCTGCGGTCACAGGTGCTTTGTCTTGCACTTCCATCGGTGTGAATAGTCCACAGGCTTTGCCCATGAGTTCCAGTGCTCGCAGTTGTGTACCCTCTTGCTTGCCTGCTTTACTTAGTGCCAACAGTCCCTTGAGAACATACCTCTTGGATGCCACAACGTCCTCAATCAGGTGTTCCACTGTTTGACCCCAAGCTTCATCTAGTGCTCTTACAACCCTTGGGTCTTTCATTAGTTTGTTTGCTGATGCACTAATAGAAGCATCTGATCCTGTGTTGTTTTGAAATGCTTCCCTGTAGGCTTTTCTAAGTGAGTCCCCTCTGATGACCCCTGCAACGAACCTGTGCTGAGCTATGGTCAAACCCTTGCCTCTGCGGTGATCACTTCCTACAGGTCTACCATCTACTCTTAGCTTTGGTTTCTCTGCCATATGGGCTAACTGTTCCGCTTCGCTCATGCCTGCCAACTCCGACTCTTGAATGTCTGCGTCCCACTCTGCCTCCGCATCTTGTGCCGCCTGTACATACTGTGATCGCTTCGCCTTTTCCATACACCCTCCGTCCATTTTGTGACTGATGAGTTCACATTCTAAACACTGTGCCCAACTTCTGCACTGTTCGTATCAGAATAGTTATCCACAAGATGTTAGCCACAGGTTATCCACACCCCTAAGTTATCCACAGGGTTATACATCTTTTATACATGATTTATACAAACGACCCAAAAACAGCCAAAAACTAGGGAAAACCCGATGCCATTTAAAAGGCCGTAGAGGCCCCTAGGAGCGTCCGTTTTCCAAAGTGGCTACTACCCCCTTACCCGCCTCCTGATCGCCTCACCTGAGCGTTTTTCACCATTTTGGTGCATTAACTTTAGTACTACTTTTTGCAGTGCACGACATGAATACTTTGTAGTTCAAAACCACATCATGCACACATCTAATATAGATACAGTTAAAACCCCTGATGACAGTTGCACAGGCTGATACTAATAACCCTACAACTTAGTCAACTAAATATTGATGGTGTTTGACAAACAATATCGTTTTGCGGTTACAATCACTGCACACCACTTTCGGTGTGTTTAAACAGAGGTCAACATGAACACCACTTCTCCCGTCAACTACACCGAGGCATTTGCCTCTGTGACCACTTGGGCAACTGATGCCTTGAAGCTTGCACAAAAGAACTTCAACAAAAACCCCAACGCATTTCACTTCCATATGTGCTTGCGTACCATGCTGATCCATCAGCAACTTGGCAACGCAATTCGTTGTGCCTCGGTTGATCGTGAAAAGCTTTCATTTGACCTCGACAACAACCCGATTGGTTTGTGGGGCGACATTATCTGCCGTGCCACTACAGGCAAAGACCTGTGCGACATGACTGTCGAAGTGTTTTAAAAGGGGACGCACCATGTATACCGCACAAATTGACCGCCACGGCAACATCATTGTTTGCAAGGGTGACACCGAGCGCAATGGCTATCAGATTTTCCATTGGGGCACGTACAACGATTGCCTGACCCGCAAGATTAACCCTGCCATCGAGCAACCCTCCCGTTGGCATACCCGTGCCAATGGTCAACCCCTTGATACTGAGGAATAAATCATGATCATTTTCAAAAGCCAATATGGCTCATTCACCACTGAGGCCGATGGCCGTCTGTCAGGCCACACCATGACCATCACAGGCAAGCGCAGTGATGGCAAGTACATGGTGACCCATGCATTCGGATCAGGCAAGCGCATTCGCAAGGTCTACACCCCTGATCAGATGCTGACCGAGGCACTCAAGTTTGACCCTACTCTGATCTGAATTTTGACTGTGATGCCTTGCGAGTCAGGGCATTGCAGTAGGAATTTCCCTACTGTTTTGGAGATCAATCATGACCCTTGCTTCTATCCATGCCAACCGAGAGGATTGGCTCAATGCCGCAGTTGAGGAACTGCGTCCATCATTCTCAGCCAACGGGCACACCCTGCCTGATGCTATCCGTGTTTCATGTGCCTTGCCGTCCAACGCTAAGCGTTCGGGTGCTATTGGCGAATGTTGGGCTGACACGCAGTCAGGTGACCATCACTATGAGGTGTTCATTTCCCCCACATTAGCTGAGCCATCACGGGTGTTTGACGTGCTGATCCATGAGCTTTGCCATACCGCCAAAGGGTGCATGAATCACGGCATCAATTTTCAGCGTCTTGCATCTGCCATGCTTTTAGTCCCTGCGGTGTCGTCATTCAAAGCCACGATACAAGCCCCCACATTCATGGGTGCTTATGGATCGATCCTCGAGGGTCTCGGTGCATACCCGCACGCACCCTTGGATCTATCGGTGCGCAAGACCCAAGGCACTCGAATGCTCAAGGCATTCTGCCCCTCATGCGGCTACACAATACGTCTCACTGCCAAGTGGGCATATGACGCACATGGTGACGTGTGCTTGCCAACATGCCCCTGTGGCGATGATTTCACTCTGTAAGGACTATGACCATGAACCTCAAAGATATTACCCTCGAAATCTCCCGCATTCCCTCTGTTGTGGTGCTCGGTGCTTATGACAAGTTCATTGCCTCGGGCGTGACTGTCGGCAAGCAACAGGCCGTCTCTGCCCTTGCTCAATCAGTATATGACGGGGTCATCACGATTGCTGACATCAAGTCAGCCCCCCAGTTGGCACAAAGACCGCCCTCTGTGACCCCCGTTGACCCTGCCTTGCTTGCCGCCACTGCCGCAGTTGCAACCCGTGCCGAATCAACCGCCCTCGGTGCGTTGAATCAGATCAACGACATTGATCAGCGGGTGCATCACATTGATGAT